TTTTCTATGATTTTTAATTCTGCTACATTAGAAGAATAAATTTTATCTACAAACTTTTCAAATTTTTTAGGGTCTGTCTTTTTTCTTACTACAAGTTTTACAATTTTATCTTTGTATTGAGTAGCATTAAAAGTTTGATATGGAGTATCTTCGTAGTATACAACATAAAACATTCTATGAGGATTATCAATTGAGAAGTGTTCTAGTGTTTCAGTATCAAAGATAGTAAATCCTCTAGTATCATTCAAATCATTCCAATATATTTCATATGGATTACCTAAGTAATATATTTTCCCATCTGTCGATCTAGTGTGATAGTGTCCCGAGAAGACACGTTCGAACTTTTTAAATAATTTGCTTTCCACACCATCTTCCATGATGTGTCCTTTATAAGCTGCAAATCCGTTGATCTCAAGGTGCCCCATCGCACACTTGCAAGATGTAGTTTGAATAAGTTTATAAACAATTTCCTCATTTTCTTGATTTATCCAGGGTAATAGTAAAACATCTAAATTTCCAATTTTTACTTCTGTTGGTGAATCGTATGTTTTAATATTATTGTACGATTGAAGAAGAAGTTGAGGCGAATTTACATTATTTGTATTTTTATAGTAACAATCGTGATTACCAACGATCATATGAACATTATACTTTTTAAGTCGATCAAAAACTACTCTTTTTGCCCATTCAAGACTTTGATAATCTATTGATTTGCGACTATCAAAGGCATCACCCATATGAATGACTGTATCAATCCCTTGCTCTTCGAGTGTAGGGAAAAATACTTCGTCATAAAATTTTTCGAAGTAGTCGTGGAATAATTTTGATCCTTTTCTAGCTCCATAATGAGTATCAGTAATAATTGCTACTTTCATTACAAAAAATTAATACCTCAGTTTAGAATGGACACTATCTTTGATTGAATTATAGTCGCTATAGTTCTCACCGTCAATAGTATTATCGTCAAAGAATACTTCATCAAATCCAGTTCTCTCTAAAATTTTATTCTTAATTTCTAATTGACGCTTTTCTCTTTGGATTCTGCGAAGAAAAGCATAGTGAATGATTTGAGTAAAATATGCAAAGGGGTTTTGTGATTTCTCAGGATCAAAATTGTGAATGTACTGAACACAATTTTCAATTCCATCCGAAATCATATCATCTTTAAAAATGTAATTGACAAAGTTTGGTTTAAATGAAAGATGAGTAGCAATCTTCAAAAAACACTCACCAAGATAATTAGTAATTCTTGGCTTTGGATCTCCCCTTTCTTGTGCTTCGTTTATTTCTTTTTTGTATTGAATTAAAGCAGCAAGAAATTCCTTGTTATTAACGTAATGAATCGATTTTTTTCTTTTAGTCATTACACCAGTTGAAATCATTTTAATACCTATCTTAATATCTAGATATTATAACATTTACGCTTCGGAATTACAACGCTTGACTTACCCCCTGAAACAGTTTATAATTACCTTTGTCGAGGTTCAAGATTAATTTTAGTATCTATAGATTCTTATAGATCTTTTCTAAAAGTTCTTTAGCATCATTTACATTCCCGATGTATCCCATTCGTTTGGATATATTGGGTTTTTTAGTTTTTAAATTGTAGAATTTTCTGACATAAGATTGATACATTGTTATCATCTCTATATCATTTGATTCAATTATAGTTAAAACATTTTCCATATCTATAACAAACATATCTTCTTTTGTTGTCTTTAACCAAGGTTCAATCTTATATCCAGATCCATTTCTTGTTTGAATATTAGAAACCACTATAGGATTCGATAAAAGAAGAACTGTTTTGTTCCTTTCAAAAGAAGGAGAAACTTTTGCAAATATTTCTTCTCCAGAAATTAATTTTAATGTTGCATAAAAATCGTCTTCCATCATTGTTTTAAATTTACGGTAATTATTTCGTAGTTAAAATTTTCTTCATTGTATATCTTAATTCTTTCTATAAAATGATTTAAAGTATAATTTTTTCTTGAATTGTAAGTACAATCATCAGAAATATCATAAAGAACTGCTTTAGTCTTATTATTTCCTTTCCTTAATACTCTACCTATACTCTGAAGATTTCTAATTCTTGATTTACTAGGAGATGAAAAAATAACATTATGTAAATTTTTAATATTTACACCTGTACTAAACACTCCATAAGAAGCAACTATTATTGCATTAGATTCAGTTTCTGTAATTGCTCTTACTTGCTCTCTTTCATCGGTGCTTATACCACCATGAACAAAGAATACTTTTCTGTTGCTAGTTGCAGAACTATTTATTAAATTGAATAACGGTTCTCCGTGTGATTCAACTCTAGAAAATAAAATCAAAGTATTTCCTTTTAAATCTAATGCAAGATTTTTAATAAAATTATTCCTCTTTTGATGATTTATTATAAATTGAACCTCATCTTCATATGTTTCGAATTTTTGAGGTTTATGCTTTAATACAATACACCTAATATCTAATGCGGAAAGATGTCCCTGTTCCATTAACTTGGAGGTTTTAGTTACCTTATATGAAGGTCCAAACAATCCTTCAAGAACCCACTTGTGAGTTTGAGTTCCATCAAGAGTTCCAGTAAATCCAAATCTATATTTTGCGTGATGAAGTTTTGTCATTATATTAATCAATGACTTACTTTTAAATAAGTGTGCTTCATCACCTATAATGACTTCATAATCCTCAAAAAAACTTTTTTCAAGTTTGTAAATTGATTGCCAAGTTGTAATAGTTACAGGATGGGTATTATTTTTCTCTCTACCACCATATATTTTGTGACAATATGAGTCAGCATCCCAACCATAATCTTGGAAATCCTTGTACATCTGTTCTACAAGAGATGTCGTTGGAACAACTAAAAGAATTTTTTTCCCTTTATCCACATAATATCGCACGAGAGAATAAATCATCAGACTTTTTCCTGATGCAGTGGGACTTATCAATAGTTTTCTATTATGCTTTAGAGCATCATATACTCCATCTATTTGATACTCTCGTGGAGAATGAGCACAAATAGATCTCATATAATCTTTTACTCCTTCATAAGAAATTTCTTCATTAATTTCATAAGGAAGTCCATAATACTTATTATTCTTAAATGAAAAATTATATCCGTGACTTTTTAATTTTTCTGCGATCTTATCGATAAGTCCAACATAAATTTCACCGTTATGGACAGATAGCAATCTAATCCTCCCATCCCAGTGTCTATTTCTCATTTGAGGCATGAACTTTGCGCCTTCTACTTCAAAAGTAAAATATGGTTGAAGTTCATACAAAATATGAGGTTCGCATTCAAGTTTGATGAAAACCTCATTCTTTTTAGATATTACTACATCACTCATAGCATAAATTATTGCTATGAATATTTATTACCCAAGTCCAGACTGGAATCTCATAAATTCAATACTGTTCTTAATTTGATAAGTTCTATTATGAATCATCTTCAAAATGTTTTCAATATATGAAAGCATAACATCATAATATTCTACTTTTAATGAAGATTGAGATAACCTTTCATCCGCATCTAGATATTTTTGTAAAGTATCTTTATCTCTTATTTTTTTAGGAAATGGATCTTCCTGATATACTTCTGGATCCGCTTTTCCAGAGTAATATTCGTATCTTTCGTGTCTAATATTTCTTTTTTGTTGATCTGCTCTTTTTCTTAATAAAAGAAGTTCATTATAAAGATTATAATATTTTGCATGAAGAATTGGTATATTTAAAGATTCTACGTGTAAATTATCCATATCCATTTTAGAATCTTGTTCCCACATTTTTTGGATAGTATCCAAATCTATACTCACAATGGTTTTCCTCGTTTATCTACTATATTATACATAGTATACTTGAATGAGACTTCTGCTGTAAAGTATTCAATATCTTCATCCGTCGCATCAAACTCCAGTGAAGAGAGAGAATATGGGAACATATCTTTAAAAACTACATTAAAATTGAAATTTTGATTGCTATTTAAAACTTGCAACGTACCATCAGAATAAACGGATAGCATTTCATTTATTTCATTATTAACTGAAGTATTTCCTGGAGATCTTTGTAATTTATAAATTTCACTTAAAGATTCTGGAAATCCAAGTCCTCGCATCCAATTTTGGATTTCCATGTAATTTTCTAAATTTTCATCAACAATAAATCTTAAGTTCAAATCCCCAAATTCCATCTTATCTCCAGGTTGTGGAAGAGTTCTAAGGTAATTTGGTTGCTCTGCTATGCCCAAAGTTATATCTGGTATATTTGCACTGTTCAGAAAAAATGCAATCTTTGGAGATCTAGTCAATGTAAATATAAATCCTACAGGAGATAGAAAATTTCTATTCTCTATCTGTTTATCGTATATATTTCTAGTCATATTTTTTATAAGTATTTATTTGATTTTCATAAAAAAAGAGGGTCCTTTTGGACCCTCTGAAAATATGTGAATAAAATCACATAAGGTTCTTAACCTGTACTCTTCTGTAGTAACGGTTAGAATTGGTCTTAAGACGACCCAGACCTTGATCGAGACCTTCAGCAAATGGGTTAGCAACAAGACCATAACGAGTCTTGAATCCAATTTTTGGCTGGAAGGTGTCCTGACCAACGGCACGAACCATTTGGAGAGGAACGTATGGGCAATAGAACAGACCTGCATCATAAGGGGAAGAACCCTTATAACCTACAACGTAGTACTGGTTAGCAGATACGTTAGCAGCATATGGGTCGATATATACACGGAACTTACCGAGCAGAACACCAGCGAAGGGAGAACACCAGCCATGCTCAGAGCAGAAGCAACGTCAGCAGAACACATGATAACGTTACCCTTTCCTCTACGAGTTCTTTGTGCGATTGCGTTAGCGTCGCGCTCGATTTGGAACAGAAGACCCTTGAACTTTTCAACCGACCAACGACCGTTGGAATCGATATCGAGGTCAAATACACCCTGAGTTGCAACGTTAGTTACAGCACCCTGTTCAGCAACCTTGTAGATGGTTCTGATAACTTCACGGTTGATCTCGGAAAGAATCTCAGTGGAGAGAATATTTGCGAGTTCCGCTTCAGCATTTAGACCGTGGATTGCTTTCAGGTCTTGTGCAAGCTCAAGGCTGTACTCAGCTTTCAGAGCACGGGACTTTGCTTCAACCAGAACTTTCTCGATTGAGAAAGCCATTTCGTTGAACTGTCCAGAACCGTCGCCTAGACCTTCTGCATCGCCAGTGGTCATTGCCTGACCAACGTTATAAGCAGTCTCGCTTGCGCTTGCGGTTGGGTTGAGCAGACCTGGGTTGGATCCTGCCTGTGCGGTAGTACCCATACCAGCTGCAGGATCAGTCATACCTGAAACATTGTTCAGAGAAGCACTCTGACCAGAGAATGCAGTATTTACTTCATTGTAGAATGTCTCTGCACCACTCTGATTGTTGTAGCGTGAACGCATTGCGAAGATTAGTCCAGTAGGACCGCTCATTGGTTGAACGCCTGCGAGGTCATAAGCGACCAGGTTAGGCATTGAACGACGGATCAGAGAGATCAGAACTGGATCGAAACCAGCTACAGGACCACCAGCGCGGTTACAGCTCTTCTGTGCGAATCTTTGATTGGGTCAAGACCCTCATAGTTCAGAAGTGGTGCCCACTTTTCCTGCAGATGCTCAGATTGGAACATTTGCTTTTACCTTTGTAACGTGTTTGTTTTGTTTGATTTAATATTAAATTCAGCGTTTTGCAACTGCTGAAAGGGTTCTCAGATAAGCAGCCATCGAATCTGAATGATACTCAGGGGTGACATCTGCTGATTCCGAAATAGTTTCAGGTGTTGCAGTTGGAGCAACTACTCTTGAAGGGAAATACGATTCCTTCAAAGTCTCCAGCTTTTCACGATATCCTTCTTCACTTTCAAACTCAACACTTTCGGCAAGTGAAGCGAGCTTTTCTTTCTGAGTAGCAGCGAGGCCCTCGGAAATCTCATCAAAGATTCTATCAGCAACCGACTCGGAGAGACGCTTGTTGAGTTGAATATTTCTCTCAATTTGCTCGTTGAGTTTTTCTTCCATTTCATCAAGTTTTTCTACCATGCTCTCAAGCACATCATATTTATCTTCAGGGATTGATACATAATGATCTTCAAAAAGTCCTTTCAGACCAGTCATGAAGGACTCAGTGAGTTCTTCCTTCAGACCCATTTCAACAGACAGGTGATTATCAGATAACCACTCATCTGCAACATACTCAAGATAAGAATCTACACGCTCTTGAAGATCCGACTTAATTTCTTCGATTTCTTCAATGAGTCTTTGCTCATACTTAACTTCCAGAGACTCACGAATCTCGGAAACTTTCGAGCGAAGTGCAGACTCAAAAATGGTTTTTGCTTTTTCTTTAAATTCCTCGGAGAGTTCTTCCTCTTCGGTTACATTCATAAGAGCATTGACATCTTCTTCGATATCAAACTCTTCTTTCTTCATTTTCTTCTCGTCTTCATCCTCATCCTCATCTTCTTCACCCTTTTCTTCATCATCTTCTTCATCTTCTTTTTCTTCGCCTTTAGCTTCAGAAACGGTATCTTCGATTTCCTCTTCTTCTACTTCATCGACGAGATCTTCATCCTCTTCGGTCTCTTCCTTAACTGCACCAGAAGCAAGATTCTTCATTGGATCAGCTGCACCAGCACCTCTATTAACTACATCGCTAACAGTCTTGAGGGTTTTTCCAGGGGTCTTTAATTCTGCAGAATTATCATCTGGACGATAATTTTCTGGAGTAGGACCACCAAGATCTTCCCAACCACCAGTTTGTCCTGGGGTTGCTACTGGAGTAGCACTTTTACCTGCCGCTTCTGCTGGCTTAGCACCTGCATTAACAGCGGTTTTGGATTGCTTAGTGCCTACTTCCATTTCTTGTAAATTGTTGCCACGAGACATTTGAACTCTCCGATTAACCTTTAGTTATAATCTATAT